CCTTTTTTCTGTTCATTCATTAAATCAGCCATAAAGCTTGCTACAGCTTCTACTGTAGGTAGCTGCCCTCTATCTGCAAAAATAAAATTACCATCAACCCCAATAGTATTACCTTCATCGTCTTTTTCAAGGTCTACTTCTAGGCCCATCATAATTGCATGTTCCCAAGACCATTTCATCTCAGTAATAATAAACACTGGTAATATTCCCATTTTTTGAGCATTGACAGCTACCTCTAGTAAAGCAGTGGTTTTTCCGGTATCGGAATGTCCACGTAGTAAAGTAATGTGACCAGCAGGAACACCAGGTAATGATACCATTTCTTGCCAAGCTGGTGATAATGGAATCCATTCTTGGTCTTTAAAGGTATTATTAGATGATCCTAAACCTTTTGCTGCTTTAAATTTATCAAGGGAGAATGTTCCCTTAACAGACTTGGAGATATCGCCTCCAAGGCTTACTTTTTTTCTTGCCATTTAATTAATCTTTAAATAAATCGTCGAATTCGTCTTCGTTAAACGATTCTTTTTGTTTAACGTTTAAAGTATAACCTGTATCCTCAGATGGTGAAGAATCAGAAGATAATTCATCAGTAGATTCTTCTGGGTTTAACCAATCCTGAAGTGCTGTTTTCATTTCATCATAGGAGAATCTCTTATAATATTTTAATAATTCAGGTTGTTCAGCTAACCATTTTTCTACTTCATCATTGTTATCTGATAATGGTGTTTGTTTTGGTTTTACTCTAATTGAAGTTTGTGGGTAAGGATTACCTTGAACTACTTCTACTGTCATATCTAAACCAGATACTACATCTGTAAAATCACCATAATCTTCATCTGCAGCATAACTTAATAGTTCTTGATATATTTGTTTTCCAAATTCCCAAAATCTAACACCTTTATTTTCTTCTCCTCTAACTACTACAGGAGCAAAAATTCTCATTTTTGGTTCTAACTTTTTAGCTAGTCTCCAATTTTCAGGTTCAGATGTTTTTCTTAGTTCTTTAGAAAATTCTACAATAGGATCTTTTTCACCATAATTAACAGGTGAAATCATAGTTCTATTTCCTATTCCATAATGAAAGAAAACTTCAGTAAATGGGTTTTCTTTATTTTCTTTATATGGGACAAATCTAATTTGTGTTTTGCCCATAGGTGCTTTCCAAAAATATTGACTTCTATCAAATTTTTGTTGGTTGTTCTGTCCAGGTTTGGACTGTTGTAATTGTTCTAACTTGCTTGAGATCAAATTTAAATCCATAGTATAACTTTTTTAATTTATAACGGTTAATAATATAGGAAGAGCCCTTTAGGGCTCCAAATATTTTGTAAAAGAAAAATTAATTATTCCGCAGACCTTGTTGCTTCTAAGTTCCACCCATATTCCCAAGAAACATGTTCACATGGTTGAGATGTAAAATCATAAGGATTTGCATTAAGTGCAACTCCATCCCTATAATCTTGCTGTGCTGGGATTCCTACACTGGCTGATAGTTCGCTTATTAAATAACCTCTGTATGGCATAATTAAAGTATTTATTTATTTCTGTTTATAAATATTAAAAATTTAATATCTCATGTACTTTTGTATCTAATTTTTTTAACTCTCCACTCGTAGTTAATAAGATACAATTTTTATAATCTTGCCAATTTACTTTATAATTAGTATCTAATTCACCACTATTTAAAGAACGAATTAAATCATTTAAAGCATTGATTGTATATAAAGTATTTGATTCTTTTTTTCTATGTAAAAGAATTGTGTTGTCTAATATTTTATTAGACATATTAAATGAATCAACGTTGTAAGTACAAACGTATTCCTTAGTAGACTCCACATATAAAACAAATATCTTGTTAAACAAGATTTGGTATTGTTCTTTTATAGTACCTAGGGTGGAATCTAGTGCTTCTTCAGTTGTAAATGTGCAAAATAGTTTATTTGCCAAATCGTCAAAATTTATTTCGTAATCCATAATAAATATTATATATATTTTAGAAAATTATCAATATTGTGTATTAAAACTTAATACTATTCTTTTAGGTGATTTATTTTTTTCTGTTTCATGTATTAAAGCACTAGGGAATAAATAAAGGTAATTTTGTTTAATAGGAACAGAAAATTTTATTTTTGTAAAGTTTTTAGAAGACTTTATAGGGGTAAAAGCATGGAAAAAAGTATTTAAAGGTGAATGAAAAATTAAATTACAGGAATTTTCTTCTAATAAAGGATAAAAGGCACCACTTATTATACTTCCATAATGTTGATGGGGAGTTATTTTACCTTCTTTTTCCATAATATTAAACCAACTGTTTTGAATTTTGCTAGTTTCATATCCTAAAAAATCACTATAATGGTTAATACACTCTTGAATACTTTTTTTTAGGTTTTTTAATTCATTTAAATGAAGTATATCTTTTCTTGTTATATAACTACTTGTACCTTTTTTAACTAATTCATGTTTACGATTATATTTAGGTTTATGAATAATTTCTAACAATTTATTTAAATCGGAATGATTATTTAAATCATACTCACCAATAGGGACAGGAAATATGTAATGTATCATATTAAACTTCTTTTAGAGAATTGTAATTATTGCCATATGCAACTTTTACAACATATTTGTCATTTTCTAATAATTTTTTAATTTCTTTTAAAACCTCTTTACCATCCACTGAAGAATAATCTATAAGAAAAGAATCATATGTGTATAATATAACTTTACTTTGTTTATTCTCCAAATAATCTATAACTTTTTTTACAGAAATAACATTATTATATGTTTCTGCGGATTGTATTATATAGTTTAAGATTTTATTAGGTGTTGGGTTTTGTATTTGTTCTTTAGTTAATATTTTTCCTCCTACTAATTCTAATTCTTCTGTAGCATTAAACAGTTCCCATAATTTTTCAACATATTCATTCATTGCTTTAAAGAATGGGATTTCTCTATATTCTTTAAATACACCTCCATATAATTGTTTAAATGTTAATTCTTTAGATTTAGCGTATTCCTCATTAGTTAATTCTTCTTTATTAAAATACATTTTACCTAACTGATTATGTACTGATTCTCTGTCTAAGGGAAATCCTATTAAATTAGCTAATATTCTAACGTGATATGCATCATAATCAAATTCAAAAAACAAATCATTTTTAGGAATAAATGCAGTTCTTGAACCATCATTTTTATTTAAAGCAGCGAAGTTAACGCCGTTAAAAGAATTAGTTGGACGAGTGGTTAAATTATAAAGATTATATTTAGTATGCACTGTTTCTCCATGAATAAACCATTCTTTTTCGTTATATTTAAAATACTTATTAAAATAATCTGTGTGGATTCTTAGTCCTTGTTCCTCTATTAGTTTAAATACTTTAGGGAAAGTGTCATTATAAAATTTATTTATTTCTATTGGTAATTTTTCTTTAATTTCATTAAAAATTTCCTCTTCAGTTTCATAATGTTTAGATATTGGCACTAAAGAATTACAAAAAGGTAAATAAGAATATTTGTGATAAATGCTTTCTCTAAATCTAGAATAATTTGGAGTATCGTAAGGTATATCTATTAATTTAGGTGAATCAAAATAATATAAACATTCTTTTTTATTTATAGTGTAGATTTTTTCATATTTACTCTCTATCCATTCTATTACTTTATTAAAATCTAACTTAAACGCTTCAGAGTGATTAATAGGGAATATATATCCTTTATCTTCAAAAGTTCTAAAATATATTAAACAAGGTGAAGTTAAAGCAGAATGATATTCATCATTCATAGGAATGATTCTTATATAACATTCATTACCTGAACAATGTAGTCTGTTTAGTTGTTCCTCTGTCTCAACGATATAATACATAACCTTTTATTCATAACTTTATGTTGCACCAAGATTTCCTAATGCGTTTTTAACCAATGTATTAACTTGTCCTTGAACAACCACATTAGCTGGTAGAAGAATTTTATTTTGTGATTGGGTATGTGTAGCACCGTCCATTATTGTTCCATCTGCCATTATATGATAATTACCTATATAATTACTATTATCTTCTCTAATTGTAAGTTCATTTCCACCTGTATATTGGTTAGAGATTAATTCTAAATTTGGTCTAACTGCAAATTGAATTAAATTAGATAAATATTGTTTTATACCTCTAAATTCTCTATTAGTAAAGTTAACTAACCTTTCATTAGTATCCACAATTCCTGCAGTAATTACTCCATTTGGATTTCTAGTATCCCTAAGTGGACCAGTTATTTTCCAAAATACTTTTACTACTTGCCATAAAGCATAATTATATTCTCCACTTTGAGTAAATATATCATTATAAGTTGATTGGTTAATTTCTAATATACGAGATGGTGTTTCATTTCTTTTTTTAGCAAAATATCTTTCAATTTGTCCTCTTCTATAATCTTCACCTTTAGGTTGTGGAATAAATGCCGTTGGATTTTTACCGTATTCAAATAATTCTTGATTTTTGGGATTTAACCTTGAATATTCTAAATTATTAGGTGTGTTTGGAACTTGATTTGATAATTCATCTCTAGGAATAGTGGTTAATAACCTTTTAGTTGGTTCTAATGGAGTTTTTCCACTATAAATTTGTCCATTAAATAATTGATGATAAGGACCACTATAAGGT